GGATCATTCAGTGACGGTATGCCTCTCGGCATTTCAGGCACGTTCAACTTTATGTTTGTCTTTCAGGCGGAACATAATATCCTCATGCATCCATTCCACATGGCAGGCGTGGCGGGTATGTTTGGCGGTGCCTTGTTTAGTGCTATGCATGGCTCATTGGTTACATCTTCGCTTATCAGAGAGACAACAGGACTTGACTCTCAGAACTATGGCTACAAGTTCGGTCAAGAAGAAGAAACATATAACATCGTTGCAGCTCATGGCTACTTCGGTCGTTTAATCTTCCAATATGCAAGTTTCAATAACAGTAGAAGTCTTCACTTCTTCCTTGCATCTTGGCCTGTTATCTGTATTTGGCTAACATCTATGGGCATTTGTACCATGGCATTCAACCTCAACGGATTCAATTTCAATCAATCGGTTGTAGACTCAAATGGTAAGGTCGTCCCAACATGGGGAGACGTACTCAATCGAGCCAACCTCGGAATGGAAGTTATGCACGAGCGTAATGCTCATAATTTCCCCCTAGATTTAGCTTCTGCTAGCTCTAGCGAAGTAGCCTTAACTGCACCTGTAGTTGGCTAACCGAGTAGTTATCGCCCCGCTTGTGCGGGGCATCTACCTATGACATTGTTACCTCAAAACGTTACATTAAGTCCTCCTTCTGCAGAGGCTCTACCAGCTAGATTCTTGGATCATGCACCCAGTCAAGCATCTCATTTCCAAGCATCAGTAAAGAATTCTCAAGACTTGCAGAGTAATACCCAAGATCTCACTACAGCTGCTTCCGCTGCACAAACACAAGCAAAAGCTGAGGCTCAAGCGGCCTTATTAGAGATGACAGCGCAAGAAAACGCGGCAGATCAGTTCGCTAGGAACTTCCAAATAGGAGTATTAGAGCAAACCAAGCTTCCACAGGGAGGCACTGCTATAGATGCACATAAAAGGTTAGCTGTAGATGCTATGTATCACCCAGAAAAATTTGATTTCTTACCTTGAAATAGTACCATAGTCAGGAAGTTGTAATAAAATTTAAGATATCCACTTGATATCAGTACATGCAATTAGCTGGTAACGATGAACTGTACCAGAAATTATCTGATGTCTTCGATGAAGAATCTCCTGTCGTGCAAGACGGTAGGTCTAAGTTGGATAGTTTTTTGGCAACGTACGATTTATTGATATCTAAAGGATTCGGCAAGCAATTAGCCGAAGAAACTGCTATAGCAATGGTAGAAGGTAAAGAGCCTATGGCTAAACCAACATTACGCTTCGCAATGATTTATGGCGATACATCTGAAGACCCTGGATCGAGCCGTCAAGCTGATAACAAAGTTTGAAGGAGTAGAGACTGAGGCGTATCAAGATCCTCAAGGGGTTGCAACAATCTGCACTGGACTCGTTAAGTATCCTGGAGGAGATATTGTCCGAATGGGGGACGTTTGTAAAGCTTCCATTTGTTATCAGTACACGAAAGATTTAATAAAAGAAGAATCGTCTCAATACATTGCTAATCTTCCGGGGTGGGAGAGGTTAGGACATAGAAGACAGGCAGCCTTGCTGAGTTTTGGTTGGAGTAAAGGGTTTGATATTTATAAAACGGAGGAATTTAGACCTATTAAAGAAATATTGGAAGCATCTATAGATTATCCGGAGAGATATGAAGAGATGAGTGAGATATTCAGCTTATATGCTACTTATCAAGGACATGAATCTGCTGCCTTACTTGATCGACGCAGCATTGAAGGAAATGAATGGGATAGAGAGAGTGTTAAGTCTATATATCTCAAGGCCAAGCGTGATACTTACCTTAAGAAAGCAACATTAGATTATATTTGGTTGGCTGATCCAGCCAAAAAGAGAATAGAAGAAGATGAGATAATACAAATCAGTCAATCTCGTGAAATCCCTAGAGATCTACATAATTGGTTATGGATATATGGAATACCAGGCAGATGGGCTGCTTATATGCCCGATTTCGAATTATTAACTTCTCATATTCCTACCAATTCCGATATAGATTGGACAGACTTGAATTACCCTTTAGGTAAACACCTAACCGTGGGAGAGGTAGTACAATATGACCCTCGCAATACGCCCGAGAAGGACAGTATAGAAGCTAAACGTCTCATACGTCTTGTTGAAGAGTTTCATGCCGTCAGAGAGGCATGGAATGGCCCTTTATGGGTTGTTGGTGGCTTCAGATCCGAACCTTTCAATAGAGAGATTGGAGGACAACCTGATTCAGCTCATTCCAAAGGAGAAGGATTAGATATATGCCCAGGACAAGAAGATATACATCATCTCTTTAATTGGTTGAAGAGCAGATGGAGAGGAAAGATTGATTATCAACCTGATCAAGGATATTTGACTTTAGATATCTCTAACAATGGGGGATTTGTAGGTATCAGATAGTTATAGAACTTTAACTGCCATTGCACCACTATTGAATTGCACCGTATCTCCTTGCTGTATCTCTACGTTGGTCGTCAATGTTCCAGAAGCTAAGAAGTTGCCAGATGAACTAGTATCCCATAGTCCGAAATGAGAAATGGTTACTGGAGTTGTATTAGCAGCACTTGTAGTCTGCTGACTGACCATAGAATTTGTTATTTGATAGCCTCCACCACTGGCTGCTCCTACTGAGCTGAAAGCAGTAGCTGCTATTCCGACTCGAGTCGCCACACCTCTCACGGAGGCTGTTACATCGTTATTGGTCCCTGCAGTTCCAGGGTCAGCTGTATGTAAAGATACATACACGTTTGACAATGCTGAAGGGAAAGTAGAGTTCTTTACCCAACTCAGAATCTTGGTCGCAAGATATTGAGAAAATGCCATGCTTGCTTTAGTTCTTCATCTGTATTCTGACAGTAGTTAAATCCTTAAGGACCGTAACCACCACCAGGGGTCGTAACATTTAGTGTAGCTGTATTATTGCTCGAACCGGTGGCTGTTCCACCAATCCTCCACGTAGCCTTCAATCTGCCGTAGTTAATATTGCTGAGAGTTGCAGTACCTCTTAAAATAGCTATCTCGAGCGTTGGTAAAGCCTGTCCATCTGTTTGTCCTTCTAAAGCCTTTATCTGATTCTTCGGAGTTAGTGTCAAGGATGGCTCTGCAGTAACTACAGATAAACCAAACATCTTGACCAATGCAACCCTTGCAGTTGCGGTCAGAGATCCTTCGGCTATACCATCAATCAAGATATATCTTATAACTTGAATACCTATCTGAAAAGGTAACTGCTGCCATTGAGAATTACTGACCGTAAAATAATAAGTTCCCTTTGGTAGCTGTAATTGAGCTTCTTTTGGGATGGTATTGAGTATTTCATTGGCATATCCAAATCCGCTTACTGTCCTTTGTATGGGATTACGCTCAGAATCAAGTAATCCTACAGTTATATACTTGTCTTTATGTTTATGAATACTTTGTTTAGTTAAAAGGAGGTCAGATTCTCCTAGTGTGGTGACTTTGAAATATAAAGTGTTTGCTCCAACTTCTGATCCTACATTCCCAGTAATTGTCGTACTAAGGTTGACGACGCTACCTAGATCTCTTGCTTTTAGGAAAGAATTATATTTGACATGTTCAGGACGCAGGAAAGACCCAGAGGTTTTATCACTACCTCCATAGGCACCTTTCAGCTTATCTATTGAATCACTGACAGAGGTCAACTATCTTCGAAAATAAGACTCGACTCTATTTTAGGTGAAAAAGAAATGCCAGGTGCCATGCACGCTAGCTATACGCACATTAAGTCGTTTAGTGGACTTAGGAAACTATAAAAACTAAGACCCCTGGCGGAGAGATGCCCCTGACATAGTTCTTCTACGGGACAATCCATTGTAAACACCTTTAGGTAAAAAATCTTCGACCATATCTAACATTAATGCGAGTCCTGATCTAGATAAGCAAATCTCAATAGTTGTAAGTTGATTGGAATGAGGACTAGCTTCTATGCCTAGTACATTCATGTATGCAGCGATATTCCTATATTCTTCAGACGAATACTTACCTCTTAGAGATCCTCTGCGACCGTTAATACGTCCTTGATCCACCCACAAGAGAGCTAGTCCTTTCTTACCTGTCATCTCTAATACTTCTGAAGAAACAAAGCGTTGATCTCTGGGGTATAGCAATTCATATGCTTTATATAGTTGATTACCGTGAAACCTAAAACGTTCCTTATCGTAAAAGCCGTGACCCGATATTCGATCCTTGTAATAATCAATAGGTCCTTGATGCAGCTGTCTTAGCAGTTTGCTTTGATAGGACAGTAAAGGTCTTTCAGTCTCACATCGAGATATCTCCAACCATGGACGGTTCTTCATTCCTTTCAGACTGATTATTCCTCGCCCTAAACTGCAACTCAGTGCGTGTGTTACGAATTGAGTTGACATCCAATAAATCTCCTTGGAATAGGTGTTGTTTACTCTTAGGGGAATATTGTTTTAAAGCCTGCTTGATTTTTAGGGATTGGTCTACATCAAAAATTAATCTGGGACGAGCAAAGTTCGAATCTAAGGTCGAACAGGCTCCTGTCAACATGTTGAGCCATGTAGAGATAATGAGTGCTTCTTCGTTGGTATTTCCAACGCGTGTTAGTACATTAGTCTGGTCTTTCTTGGGTCTAGCTCCTTCTGCCCACAACCAAGCGGCTGCTGGGGCTCCTAACAAGTCGAGAGTGGTGATTGTTATTTGTCTCTCTCCTAAGGGGTACAAAAGATTGTAAACAGGCCTTAATTTATTGGTTGAAACCCTAAATCTTAAGATTGGAGTTGTTTTACCGTTCGACCTTGGAGTTGTCTTGTAGGGTACAATCTTAGCCTTGGTTTGAATGAATTGACGAAATTCTGAGACCTTTTCCTCCAAGAAACAAGACTCGGATGCTCCTGCTGTTAGCGTCAATTGTATATAACCACCTCCAGGAGTACGATATGGGACTAAGCTCCCATCTCCAAGAAGTAGGCCTAACAATCCGCGCACGTCTGCTACGTCCAATGTTTCTCCCTATACGATTTACTTATAGTAGTAAATAGCACGCCATATGTCGTGTTTTTGTTCTATATGTTTTCGGAGTTAGAGATCCCAAATGTGGATTGATAATGATTTCCCAAAACTGTTAGGGGCTGAGCTCTATAGGCCCCATCCCGGCTATATCGTCGAGATGGCTGTAGAGCCTGTAGTGGTACACGATTTCGCTAAACAGCCGGGCCAAACGGTCCAGCTCGATAGGTATCGCTTCTGGGGAAATCCTGGTAATAAGGATTCCAGAGAGCGTACAGCAGATCAGACACTAGGTACAGCTTCTAGCAGAAATATCGTTAAGGATAAAGTACTTGTCAACTTGAAAGAGTATACAGGTCCTGCAGATCCTACCGATGCAACTTCTCCTTCAACCTTCAAGGTTGCTCGTGAGACATTGCTTACAGCACAGCGTCTTTTATTAGACACTGGTAACCTCAACGTTTTTCATCAGAGTATAGGTAGCCTTACGCTTTTGGATGACTACAGGCGTTGGCGTGACAGAGTTTTCGCGGATGAGCTATTTAAAGCAGAAGCCAATGGAAACTCATCTGACAGCCAGGGTGGATACTACTTCCCAGGCGGTACAGCTAAAGCAGCAGCAGCACCTTTCTACACATACGGTGCAGGTGTAGCAGCTAAATTCGACGTTAAGACTGACTTACTTCAGGTAATTAAGGACATGCGCAAGCGCAATGTCCCTACATTCTCTGATGGATATTACAGATGTATTGCTGATCCAACAGCAATGATGCATCTTCGTCAGAACGACGCATTTAGAGAGATTGCTCGTTATGCAGGTAACGGCATGGTTAATCCTATGTCTCCTGAGCAAGCTCCTAACGCTAACTTCTTCCAAGGTATGGGTCCAGCTTTTGGCCAAGCTGGTTTTGTAGCCGGTCAACCGGTTATGCCTACCGGATTTTTGTTTGAAGGCGTAAGATGGTTCGAATCAACCAACTTACCTGAGAAAACTATCAATGCAAGTATTGCAGTTGCTCCTGGCGGTGCCGGCGCAGCAGACTACAATATTGCTCCAATGTTGTTCTTCGGTCCTCAAGCAGTTGGTGTTGGTATTGGTGGAAACAATGCCCAAATCTTATTAAACAATAATGATGACTTTTCACGCTTCATCATTATGATTTGGTCCCTGTTTGCCGGTTTTGAAATCCTTAATAAGGACTTCATAACTGTTGCTTACTCATTCGTATATTGAGGAGGTAACTAATAACAATGGCTAAAAAGATTTTTCCTGGAAACTGGGTTACAACACTCAGTAGTTATCAAGGTCAGCCAGTTGTGGCTGTTCCTGGAAGACAGTACTTCCAAAAGATTGGTTATGCTCTCGTTGACTCCACAGGTGGCACCGAGTTCGCTGTAACTATCCCTAGTCCTGACATGCGTGCAGACGACAAAGTCCGTGCGAATATCACAGGATTAACCATTCCTTCAGGCGCACATGTATACCACGTTGGTATTCGTGTTCCCGATATGAGAAAGGACAAAGGAGTTGGTAATGCAACTTCTGGACTTGTTGGTACTAACACCGACACAATTGCAGTTAAGGATGCAGCAGCTTCTGCCGCTGGTACAATCAGCACCTCAGTAGTGTCTTCTCCAACAATTGCAGTTGCTCTTACAACTATTGCTCCTACTTCTGCAAAGAAAGGAGAAGTAGAAGCTAAGACATTAGCTGGTGCAGAGACTCTTAAGGTCTATGTACGTAATGCGGCTGGTAACGGTACAGGTAGTAACCTATCTTCTACTGCTGCTGGTGGTACACCAATCATCGTTGAAGTAGCTTACTTCGTTGAAGATGACGTGGCTGATGTGAATTCAACATTCATTCCTTTCATAACTGAGACATAAATAGAAGCTAAAACTTCTGTTTGTCCCTATGATGAGGGCATCTTGCAAAAGGTGTCCTTTTTTATTGTTATGACGCTATACCAAAATCAAAAGAACGGTCAGATCGTTGAATTCATTGGTCGACACGACAAGGAGTGGGCAATGGTTAAGAACGCGGGAGGTGTCGTTCAATACGTTGCATTAGCTGATCTTGAATCCTACGAACCTGGTAAAGGAAAGACAGGAACTAAAATTGAACCTATGTCTTTGAAAGAGGAAGATGAAGATAAACTTCCTGAAACAATTATCCCTGCAGACAATAGATTAAATCTGAATTTGGCAACAGCAGAAGGAATAGCAAAGACTGTCAAAGGTGTTGGTTATGCAACAGCCAAGAAGATTGTCGAGTTACGCCTGTCTTTACCAGGAGAAAAATTCAAGAACTTAGAACAATTAAGGAAGATTAGTCGAGTGGATTGGGATGAAGTTTTTAAGAACGATTTGATTTACCTACAATAAGGAAGAGATAAACTAGGCAGCCATTGGAGCTTAACGACTACGATAAAAGCCGAACTAGGTTTCACCTTGGCTATAACACGGGAGCCAACCTCCCTGCAGGAGATATTGCTCGCCTAGAAGAAGCAATGGCTCGGATTCCGGATAGTTATTTCTATTCGAGAGTTATAGAGCATTTAGACAGGTGCGATAAGACTTATAAACTGTCTCAAGTCTTCAGGGTTGAAAGTCAGCCTCAACCAAGTCGTATTGAACGTATTACTGGAGATACAGATCGTGCTATTTACCAATCTGATCCTATCAAGGCGGACAAGGATTACAGAGAGATCTATTTGAGAGAAGTAGACAGATTAGCGGAGACTCTTTACGTAGCCAACTATCGTAGAGATGAAGTTAGACGATACGCTTTTGATCGAGCAGGATCAGAGTTTATCATGGCTATCAAGGGTCCAGCAGATACTGCTGTTGGCACAAGGATAGCTCAAGCTGTTGGATCACAAAACTGGAGGTAACTACTCGTGGCAGGTCAAGGCAACAAAAACAGGAACTCTAAAGGAATGTCAACCAATGCTACTTGGAGTAAGAGCAAGGTTGACTTAGTTCCTTTAACTCAGGAAAGATTCAATAAAATGACTCCTTCTCAGAAGGCAGCTTATGCACCATATTTGTCGGGTAATTGGGACCCTTTAACAGGAGAGTCTCTACCTCCAGCTCTTGGATCCTCTACTCCTTCTAAGACTGCTGAATGGGCAAAGAATCATACAGACAAAAAGAATGCATGGATTAGAGGAGAAAAAATTGCTCCTCCAAACCCAGCAGGAGATGCAGGACCAACAGTTAATGGTACAAATATTACTACTAACTCTGGAAAGGAATCAGATATGAGGGCGTTATTACAGCAGTATGGTAATCCAAATAATCAATCACCAGAGCAGCAGTCTCTAGGCGAATGGGGACACAACCAGTCACTAGTCAATGCATCATTCCCAGTTGCTAACAACTTAACCAATGCTACTAAGGAGAACACTCTGAAAGGTCAGCTAGCAACTGATAGCCCTGCGACAGTTGGATTCGCTCCAAACCCTGGAACAGTTGGAAATCTAACTAATCCAACAGTTAACAGAGATACAGCAAATGCCAAGGTACAGCCTTTCATCGCTAATAAATTCGCTCCAGACAAAGGTACAGGCGCAGGAAATAAATCCATGCAACCATCTAGTGCGATTGTAAGCAAGCTGGAAGAGGGAGTTCAACCTGCCAATCTAAATGGCTTCGATGGTAATGTTCCCAATGAATCTAATGACTGGGCAAACTCGAAGAAGATTCCAACATCAGACAGTGTTGCTGACAAGCTCCAAAACGAAGCAGACACCTTGGCAATGAATTGGATGAATCGTACGAAGGAAAGTAACGATCCTACTAGACCTGGAGCGCAGGCTCGGAGCAAGGTAGCATCTAGTGTTGTGAGGAATTTGATATGAAGAAGAAACCTTGCGGGTGCCAGAAAGGAAAACAAAGCAAGAAATGCGATTGTCCTTCCCATGAGGCAAAGCCAAGATGGAAAAGAAATCCTTCCTTTGATAAAGCACCTGTAACTTTATATTCTGGAAAGCCTAGTAGTCCTAGAAGTACAGAATCCCGAGGAATGAGCACTGCATTAGGATTAATGAATAGTGGCCCTCAAAGAAATATCCCTGCAGGGAAACCTGGGAGTCACCTAGGGTGGGCTCCTGCAGGTCCGGGATTGTAGGTGTCTTTCAAAAACCTATAAAATCTGTATAGACGAGGTATTAAATGGCCAGCACAAGTTCTAATAAGATGCCGCTTTTGGTCGATAGACCATTGCATTCCTTTGCCAGCATTGGCGGCACAGCGGCTTTAACAACAGCTGCTAATTACAACACTCCTGCAAGTGCGGGATGTGTTTTATTGGTTGACTGTTCTGCAAACGATGGAGCTGTGATAGACAGTCTTTCAATCGTTTCTACAGAAGCAGCCACTTCTGCGAAGGTTGTACTTGCTTTCTTAAGCACAGCAACAACATCTGCGAATATTACTGTAGCCAATACGGTTGTCGTCGCTAGTGGAGCTATAGGAACTACTGCGGCTGGAGAAAGAGTGAATATAGCCTTGCCTGCTTTAACGGTACCAGTTCCAAACTTAGCTAGTCCTGCAGCGACTATGGCAGCCTACCCAAGTGAAACTGATAAGAAAAATACAGGTTTATATGTTCCATCCGGTGCATTGTTATATGTAGGAGTTTCTGAAGCTCTGACCGCCCCTGCTTCTACTACACGTGTCCACGTCTTTGCCCAAGGTGGGTTCTTCTAAGTCATGCCTTCTGCTGTTAACGCTTCTTCTTTTTTAGATAATCTTTACCAATCTGAATTTGGTCGAGCGCCAGATGCTGGTGGTAAGGAGTATTGGACCAAGGCATTAAATTCTGGTGTTAGTCCAGCAAAGATAAAAGAAAGTTTCGCAGCATCACAAGAAGCTAAGGATAGAAAGGCAGCAGGTATTGCAAAAGGTGTTAAAGATACAACTACATTCAAAGCAGCCAAGGCAGCAGTAGTAGCGAAGAAAGCAGCATCGACAGCCAAGGCTACGAGCACACCTTCGGTTACAAGCACGCCTAGCAATACCAATAACAATAGTAGTAGTAGTAGTAGTAGTAGTTCATCATCTTCTTCTACTCCAGCTGTTCAATACTCTGCTCCAGCACCTCAACAGTCACCTTCAGGTCCTCCCCCTCCATCCGAAGATGCGGATGTGACAGCAGTCAAGGGATTGTATGATTCACTCTTAGAGAGAGATGCCGACCAAGGAGGATTAGATTATTGGGTTAAACAGATAAAGGACAATAATTGGGATATTGGTAAGGTTGAACAAAGCATTCGTAATTCTTCTGAGTTTGAAAAAGTTCAAAAAGAAAATTTAGATGATCTATATCAAGATGTTTTAAAGAGAGATCCAGATTCTGAGGGCAAGGACTATTGGTTCGACCACATGAAGAATGACGGTTGGAATATCGATAAGGTAGCGGAGAGTGTGGATTTATCAGATGAGAAATGGTTGAGAGATACATATGAAGATATTCTTGGCCGTCCTTTAGAAGGTCTAGATCCTTCTGGTGGTACTGGTGGGGTTGGTGCTGACTGGGATGATGCAGACCACTCAACTCACGCAACTCATCCATTCGAGGGCTTCGGAGGAAAAGATTGGTGGTTAAGAGATCTTGGCGATACTCAGACTAGAGCTGATGTGCTGAAAAATATCAAACTCTCCCCTGAATACGATTGCTACCAAAAAACTGGTGTAGCTATGAACTACGACAGTAGCACGGGAAGCTGTGGAGCTACAGCACAAGTATGTACAGCGCCTCAGGTACCTGATGGTGCAGGAGGATGTAAAGATCCTGATCCAATAATTGAATGTGGAGCGAATGAGACACTTGTTAATGGAAAGTGTGTTGCGGACAATACGACTACATGTGGCAGTGGCCAAAGATTAGTGAATGGAAAATGCGAAGACATAGATCCAGGTGGTACAACATGTACAGCACCTCAAGTATCTGATGGTGCAGGAGGATGCAAAGATCCTGATCCTGGTGGCGGAGATCCTGGCGGCAATCCCGGTATTGGAGATATTACTGACGATACAAGTGATCATGGAAATTGGATGGGACCTGGAGATAATTCAGACCCCCTAGATGATCCCTCTGGAGCTTATTCAAAAGAGAACCCTACTCAGTCTTACGACAATAAAGTCAAAGAGCAGAAGTGGCTCATGAATCAAACGATGATGGATAAGGCTGATTTAGCTGGGGTAGACCATAAAGAGATGATGAACAGGGTCAATGAATACATCAGAGGAAATCAAGATAGAGAAACATCTCGATTAAAGAGTGGTATTGCTATAGGAGGCAATCAAGCAAGTATCAAACCTACCAGTATTAAATCAGGTGGACCAAGTTGGAGTGATAAATCAGATGATCGTGGTGCTGTAACCGTAGGACCTAAAGCTAAGGACGATAGACCTTATGCAAGAGCTGGGATGAAGAGAGGATCTGACAAGCAAAGTAGTTTCTTCTATGACAAAAATTACTTCTAATGGGTAAAGGATTAGGAGCTACTTCTTTAGGTGGTGGCTTTGGTCTGAAACCAATTAGTCGTGGTCTTACTACAAGAGCAAAAGGTTTATATCCTAACAAGACATCAGGCGCAGGTGAATATGGAACAATCCTATTTCCAACTGTCCTAGAAAATTACAATAGAACAACAGACTATAAACGTTGGCAATTAGGACAAGCCTATTACTACGGCTTAGGTCGTTCATGGGACGATGTTTATTTATATAGCAATACCCGATTTAAGACAGGAGCTGTGAGTGGTGTATCTAAAGATATTGTTGTGATGTTTCCAAGTAAATCCAGTCCAGAAAGAACATGGTATGTGGGTTGCAGAACTCGTGGAAGTATCATCCTCCCTCAACCCCTAAGTTCTTCTGCTATCACAACCTTTACTTCAGACCCTGATCCTGCTAATCACGAATTGGTATATGACGTTAGTGGAGTATTAACAGCAGCTCAGGTTGGGATTTTCAATGTCTTTATAGGTGATCAATTTGAAGACACAGCAAGCGGACCAAACTACCCAGACGACGTAGTCAAAGAACCTGTAGGAAGTGTTGCATTAACACTGAAGTCTGTAAGCGTTGGTGGAATGACTTTGACATTCGACTTATCAAAAGCATATGGAAGGGTTAGGGTAAATAATACAATCTATTGGAAGAAGTTAGCTTATGATCCTAATGATCCCAACGTATGGAATACTACTGGTAGCCGTCATTTATGCTCTGCCCATAAGTTATTTTGTTGCTGCCCTGATCACTTAGGTGGTGCATTAGCGAACCTAGAATTTCCTAATGAAAATGCAGGTATGGATGCTTTCCCTCTACCTAACGCTAGTCGTACTGTTTTCTCTAAATGGGAGAAAGAAGGTGCAGGCTACTACAGACAGTGGAGAAGTTTACCTCAAAGAATTGACGAACGTAGAGAATGTAAACATATGCATGCCTTGAGGTGGGAGTGTGGTATCCCATGGTACGAACCAAATGATTACCCAGTCAATGATGATGATTTAAGATCTTTTGGCGTGCAGATGGAACGTGATTTTGATAACGAGGTTTACAGGGATTACAACGCAAGACATCGTATTAACTATGATCGATATATTTTATCGTTAGCTGAAGTGGTAGGAATTAATTTATTTCCTGGAGGAGATGTAAGAGAGTCCATACGACCTTCCTCTTTGCCTATGCTATGGAATGATCCTACTGAACCATTAGCTGTTTGGTGCAGACAAAACGATTGGTGGCTGAAGAGAGGTTCTCAGCAGATGAGAATTTTCAATAGTGCAACTCAAGCTTTTGAATCAACAGTTACTCAGGGGGGAGTCGATTATCCAATGATTGAATCAGTCGATGGTAGTTCTGCCGATGCCCCTGTCATTATCAAGTAAAATTAAATCATGGCAGCTTATCCTGAAAACACTAGTGGCATCATTGCCGCTATACAAGCCTGTATCGTTGCAGCGGGGGGAACATTGACGACTGGTTATCCAAATAATACTGGTGGAATTATTTCCGCGTTAGTAGCATTGCAAGGTGCTCTTGGAGGAGGAGGTAGTGGTGCTTCTATTGCTCTGAGTCTCACTGTTGGAGAAGATGTTTCCAAAGGAGATGCTTTGTATATCCAAAGTGATGGCAAGGTGTACAAAGCAGAAAACGATGACACACGAGAGAAAGCAACTGTCCTTGGATTCGCTAAAGAAGATGCACTTCAAGACAATGAAGTTGCCGTTGTAACGAGAGGCTCCTTAGAGAACACAGGCAGTTATGCTGCAACTACGCAGTATTTCCTGAGTGATACAGCAGGAGGGGTAACAACAACAGCACCTTCTACAGCAGGAGAGTTTAGTGTCTTAGTAGGAGAAGGAATTAGTGACGATAAAATAGATATCAAAATTAGCACACCTATACAATTGAGCTGATGGCAGATCGCAAACCTATTGTTTATGTTGACGGTCTTCCTCAACAGTTAGCGGTTGGAGATCGTTTAGGTAGTATTGGAGCTGTCACTGTTGCAGCTTCTGCTCCTAGCAGTCCTAAGACTGGTGATCTTTGGATGGAGCCGACAGGCAACATCTTAAAAGTATGGACTGGTTCAGCATGGACAGAGCCTAGTGAAACAGTATCAACGATTGTAGTTGCTGGTACAGCGCCAAGTGCTCCGAATACAGGATTACTGTGGTATGACACGACAGTTGATACATTAAAAGTTTATACAGGTTCCGCTTGGAATCCAACAGGCAATAAAACTTTCAATGCAGCCACTGCTCCTACAAGTGGAATGATAGAAGGTGATTGGTGGTATAACTCAAGCTCGGGAGCCTTTAGTATGTATATAGCAGGATCTCTCAATTCTTGGGTCATCGTCAGCAGTGGCGGTGGTGGTGGAGGAGGTGGCTCTGTTAACGACATCCTTGCCTACGGTTAATGGCTAGTTTTAAAAAATTTAATCTACCTTTCGGACACGCCAATTATCCCAGTAGTGATGAGGTGACTGTATACGCTACACCTGCCAACAAGGCAAGCGTAGTAGTAGGAGCTTCTATTTCTAACAACACGGAATTCGATCTTCCTTGTGATGTATGGATTCTTAAAGCAGGTGGAACAACCAAGCATTATTTAGCAAAATCTAAAAGAGTCCCTGCAGGCGAGACTGTTCAATTGATTGATAGCGGTCAAAAAATAGTCCTAGTTGGTGAAGCTTCCAATTATGACACTGTATTTGCAAATGCTCCAACGGTAGATGATGGAGCAACTACTAGTTTTAGCTGCTGGCTATCTATTTATGAGGATGTTAACTAATGAGCCTTGATGCTATCTCCCTTTTAAAAGAGGTTGAGACACCGGGAATTATTGAATTTCCAGAACCAACGGGCAAAATAGCCTATGGTTTTCAAATTGACTATGCAACAGGAGCATTTAACGTTGTTCGCTTAGATGGCGATTCAGACTTCATTAAGCTCCCAGACGATAATATAATAAGTAATGACGACTATGCCCAAGTTGTTTGGTCAAACAAGCTTCTGAATTTTAGTTGGCCAACTACAGCTGGCGTTTATCCAGGACATTTACAAGTTGAAATCGTATGAGCACCATTATTGATCTTGGTAAACTCCGTTTTTTATATAGGGGAGTCTACAACGCAGCAACCAATTACGAGATAAATGACGTAGTTTCCTTCGGTGGCAACTCTTACGTCTATATCAATAGGACTGCCAGCGCAGGTAATTTACCTAGCAATGCAACCTATTGGTCAAATATGGTCGACGGTCTTTCAGACCTTGGTGATTACAACAATGGAACAACTTACCAAAAGAACGATTTAGTTAGAGTTAGTGGTCTCATTTATCGTGCGTTACAACAAACCGTTGGCAATACACCTCCTAACGCTACTTACTGGGTTCTATTCTTAGAAGGTTTTAAATATAAAGGTGATTGGGACGCTGCAACTGCATACAAAGTAAATGATATTGCTCAGTTAAATGGTATTAATTATATAGCTACTGCAAACAACACCAATCAAGAACCTCCTAATGCTTCTTATTGGACAGTATTTGCTGCTGGTTTTAATATTCAGAATGACTACAACGCTGCTACAGCATATGAGGTTAATGATATTGTTACTGTTAGCGGTTGCCGTTATATTTGCACAGCGGATACAACTGGTAATGCTCCACCAAATGCGTCTTATTGGACAATATTTGTTGAAGGTTTTAAAGAGAGAGGAGCCTATAACGGAGCTACTGAATATGACTTCAACGACTTAGTTACTCTTGGTGGTAACGTTTGGCGTTGCAAAGTTCGCAATACTGGTAACGAGCCTCCTTCTTCGACTCATTGGGACTTATACCTACAAGCTTTAAATCAAAGGGGTAGTTGGACAACTACGACTGCTTACAAGAAAGATGATGTTGTTATTCATCTAGGACAGACTTACAGATGTCAAACCAATCACACAGCAGGAAGTAGTTTCCTAACGAACTTCACTGGTGATAATTATTGGGAAAGGATGTCAAGTGGTCAGTTCTATCGTGGTGGATACGCTGACGCAACTGATTATTTCAAGAATGATTTGGTTACCACAGGTAGCGCTCCAAACTTGAACTTATATATGAATGTCAACGATCACCTATCTAATGGAACTAACATTACTGACGGTACAGAAGTTGCAAACTGGCAGACAATTATTTCAGGACAATTTACAACCAGTTCTATCATGATGGCTCAATCATTCTTCTACGGAACAATGAACTGATGCCTTTATTTAAGAAGGCTCAAAGAGCAGCGTTAAAAAAATTAGAAGCAAAAGATAGGAAAGTAGATAAAGCTAATACTCGTGCGATGAAACGAGCTAGTACCTCTATGAGCAATTTACGTAAAAGAGTAGAACGTAATGGTGACTTTGGCATAGGACCTTAACTATCGATATTCGATAGGCTCTATACTAAAGTGACGAGGCAGTTCAACTGCCCACCTGTTTTTATAGAGATCGTATGGCCTCGGGAATCAAAGGTAGTCTTAAGCCGGCTGGTGGCGCACCGGATCTGACTAATACCTACAAATTATTTAGTGCCTCTGCAACAACGACTGTTATTATTTCAGCTTGTAATACTGCAGCAACGCCGGATACTGTTCGTATAGCAATCATAGATTCTGGTACGACAGCTACTTCAGGTGCTATTGATGCTAAGCATTGGTTGGAGTTCGATTATTCGTTGTCTGGTAACTCAGCAATGGAACGCACTGGTGTTACCTTGGAGAATACTGGTCGAATCATGGTCGGCAGTGGTGCAGGGAATATCTCCTTCTCCGCTTACGGCATTGAGACTTGATGAGTAGTATTCACCATACGAGGTACCAACATGGGTAGAAAACTCTCATTTGATGGCATAGCAGGATCTGATGCTGATTGGACAGTCAAGTCCGCTGCTTACACTGCTGTCACCGGCGATGCGCTGCTCCTAGACGCTTCTGGAGGAGCTTTTACGATCACTCTCCCTGCAGCTGCAGTAGAAGATGATTACATTGATTTCGCAGATGCTACAGGTCATCTGAAGGATAACAATGTAACTCTTGCCAGAAATGGACTCAAGATTATGGGTCTAGCAGAAGACTTAGTAGTTGATACAAAAAATATTGGTTTTCGATTAACTTATTACAATACTGCTCAAGGCTGGAGGGTAACTTAACATGGCAACTTTATCGAGTTTAGTTGGCGGAAGCGGTGGTGGTTTCACTGATGGACCAAGAAATACTACAGCAATGTGGAATTCTTACGGTACATATGAGTGGACTGTCCCTACTGATTTTGACAATTCTGTTCCTGTAAAAGTTTATTGCTGGGGTGCTGGTGGTAATGCTGGAACGGATGACTCTTCCGGTAATTCCTACGGAGGAGGAGGTGGTGGTTTAGCTATCAAAGAAATCTCTTCTTTCTCTGCGGGTGATACCGTTACCGTCACAATTGGAGAAGGAGGTCATCATACTCACAACTCCAGAGGCGGAATAACCTCTTTCGGTTCTCACTGCTCAGCTAATGCAGGGAACGATGGAGAAAATGCAAGTAATCCTCCAAGCAATCCAAATTCTACTGGAGAGAACTCTAACCCTCAATCAAATATTCAAAGTGGATACGGCCAAGGTGGTATAGGGGTTGGTGGAGATATAAATAGAAGAGGAGGTCAAGGTGGCGTTGGAGGACAAAACCCAGGTTCAGGAGGAGGAGGAGGTGGTGGATCAGCTCCTAATCCACAAGGACATTGCGACGGACATAAAGGAGGTCATTGGGATAGTTACACTGGAGCCTCTGGTGCATCCATAAACTTCCCTGGTACAAGATCTTATACAAGTTATACAGGAAGCGGCGGCGCCGGTACTGCTGGAATGGGGATGTCTAGTAGATGGAGGGCTACTACTTATAGAGGGATGGCAGGACCAGGTGGTGCAGGATTGAACGGTGCAGGTGGTCGTGGAGGATCTGCATCTACTTACAGTAACTCTTGGATGTGGGCTTCACCTCCAGAAGATGGTCAGGGTACAGCTATCTGGGGTGCTAATCATATCTTCCTCGGAGGAGGCGGTGGTGGTGGTGGTACCGCTACTCATCAGTCTTCTGAAAGAACAGGGTGTAACGCTGGAAATGGCGGACCAGGAGCAGGTGGTGGCAGTTGTATTGCCTACGACAGTAGCAATCAGAATGCTCAGTGGTATGGCGGTAACGGCGGAGTCTTAGGTGGCGGCGGCGGCGGTGGCCAATACTGTACTGGTGGATCAGGAGGAAATGCAGGTGGTGCAGGCAGTACTGGTTACGACGGTCGCGTCGGAGGTAATCAGCAGAACTCTAGCGCTACTGGAGATCAATTATGGGGGTCTCAGCGTGGCGGAGATGGTCTAATATTTATTCAATACAAAGTCACACAATAGGAGGTGTAACGAATGGCTACTTGGGCTCTATTTGACGGGAATAACGTGACAAACGTGTGGACTAACAAGCCCACAGATTTGGTCCACCCTGACGTGCTTGCATTATGTGAGCAGGTTCCTAGCACAGTAAAAGCAGGGGATGTCAGAAATCCTTCCGACAATACCTACTCGACACCTACGGTATCGACTGGATCAGTTCAACCTGATCAAAGAAGAATATCGCGGGGAGGTTTCATGGGTTTATTAACTTCTACCGAAAGGAAAGCTCTGAAAGAGATCATCAAGACAGATGATGATATAGCAGATTTTTATGAGTGTTTTGATTATGGTGATCCAAAAATTGTTGATACTGAGTTTCAGGCAGATATCGATAATTTAGAAACCAAGTCAATTATCAGTACTGCTACTAAAACTAAGATCAACAATCACGGAAAAGATCCCGCCTAATTATGACTATTACTTCTTCCATTCTTCTAACTTCCGGTGGTGGTGGTACTAGCGGAACAATCACCGGACCTCGAAATAAAATAGAGGTTTATACAGGGACACTACCTGAGACTTGTGAATATACAGGTGGTGGTGATTGGTCTACGTGGGGAGCTACTACTTTTACTTGGACCAAGCCTTCAGCAATGAAGGCAGATGTACCTTTAATAGTGCATGTTTGGGGTCCAGGTGGTAATTCAGGGTGCAACAGCAATGGATTTGGTGGAGGTGGAGGTGGATATGCTTATAAAAAAATTCCAGTTGCGTCTTTAAATTCTACAGAGACAATCACGATAGGTGTACCGCATTGGAGTACTAAAAATAGTAGAGGATCAGATTCTTCTTTTGGCAGTCATTGTTCTGCTACCGGAGGTAATGACGGAGCTAATACTAGTAATCCTTCAGGAAACCCTAATGCTACTGGAGAGAACTCTAACCCCCAAACAAGTGTTGACAGTGGATACGGTCAGGGCGGTATAGGAGTTGGTGGGGACATTAATAGGAGAGGTGGTCAAGGAGGCTATTCTCACTCTGCCAACCCAAGCAGTGGGTCTGGTGGTGCAGGTGGTTCTGCTCCAAGGCCTATTTCAGGTGTTTACGAAGGAACAGCTGGGAGAGATGGATTCAGGGGAGGCTCTGGCCACACCAGTTACTATGGTTCTTCAGGAGCATCTATTTGTTACCCAGGTAGTAATGGGCCTAATACTTGGCATAGCACTGGAGGAGCAGGTACTGCTGGATGGGGAATCGGTAGTAGATGGAACCAAGATTACAGAACTAGAGGTGGTCACGGTGGAGCAGGATTATTTGGAGCTGGTGGAAGAGGTTATTCTCTAGTTGGTTGGACTCATGATGACAATTTAAAACCTGGTGGCCAAGCAGCAAAGTCTGGACATGGTGGAGCTATTTGGGATCCTAATGGTATTACTCTTGGCGGAGGCGGCGGTGGTGGCGGTGGTGCTACTCGTGCTTCTTCCGGACAATGTTGCTCTGCAGCTGGTAATGGAGGCCCTGGAGCTGGCGGTGGTAGCTATAACGTTTATGACAGTAGTAGCACCACTAGAGGTGGTAATGCTGGTGGAGGAGGAGTCTTAGGAGGTAGTGGCGCTGGTGGTCAATACGTTGGAACCTGCATGCCTGGTTGTGCAGGTGGAGCAGGTGCTTCCGGTTGGGACGCTGAGCCTTACGGTTCCAGAGGACACTCTGTAGGTGGATTTGGCCTTATCGTTCTACAATACGCCGTAGAATAATTAGTATCGGAGTTATTTTCTTATGGCTACAAAAGCAATCATAGAGAACAACATAGTTACAAATGTTTGTACTCTTGACATCACAAAATGTTATCATCCAGACCGCCAAGCTTTATTTGTAGATGTTCCTGATGGAACTCTTCAAGGGGATGTCAGAAATCCAAGTGATAACACGTTTAAACATGCTGGTAATCCTAGAACGATCACACCAGACATAGCCCCTTTTAGCCCGCAGGAGCAAGAGGTTCCTCAAGCTGTATTTAAATCAACGTTAACACGTGCGGAGAGAAAAGCTTGGAAAGCTAAAATCGGCAGCGATGATACTGTTGATGCTATGCAGGGTTTATGGGATGAGACTCCTAATGCTTCTATTTGGTTGGCAAATGTTGCGGAGAATACAGAATATAAAGATGCGCTAACTAATTTAAAGGCAGCAGGAGTGATAGGTGATGCTACGATTGCAAAGTTAACCACGCTATTGAAACTTGACAGAGATCCAAAAGGGGAATCTAACGGCCCGGAAAACCCATAGAACAAATGTCGTAACACTTCCAAAGCCTGGAACGGAAGTTCAACTACATAAGAAAGCTGGCTATGGTGTCGTAGATGATTTAGTTACTCCTGAAGTGTTTAAACCATTTCAGGAGTTTTTCATGTCTCGTGAACCTCAATGGAATATAGATAGGAAAGTATTAAACCCGACAGTAGACCCTCTGGGAGATCGGGGTTGTGACGAGAAGTATAATTTCCAAGGAACCATAAGTTTATGTGATGATCCGATGCAACATATTCTTTTCAATGATCCTCGCGTGGCTGAATTCCATTTTCGTGGAGACTTATTAAAAGATGTTTGTTTGCAACTTTTTAATATATTGAATCCTTTATGTCTTATACGAGCCAAAATAAATATCACTTTCAATTCTCATACTGTAATAGAACAGGCTTACCACCAAGACAGAGAAGGTGAGAGAGGAGAATTTGATCATATGATGAATGCTTGTTTCTATCTCAATACATGTGATGGCTATACACGGTTTAAAAATGAAGATGGCAGCCTAGGAGACAAAGTTGAAAGTGTTGAGAATAGATTAGTTTTCTTCCCTAACAAACTCGTACATACAGGCACGACGACATCAAATGCTCGAGCAAGGTACGTAATGAATCTCAATTATGTTCCTCGTCGACATTGCCCATTCCATGATTTTTTAGCTATTGTCTAAAAGCGATACTTATTTTATTCGTGGACGATACCATGACTCCTCTTCAACGAGTGAGGAATAATCAGAATAGATCCGATTTTATGGGATATTTGTATGAGTTGTACAAACGAGATGAAGCACCCATTCCTTTACGTAATACTTACACAGGACTAGCTGATTTATATATTAAAGAATTAGGGAAAAGAGAAGTTGATCGCCAAGTAGAGTTATGGCATGACGAAAAGACTCAAGGACAAATTCGTGCGAGCAATACAGCAAATCCTGTACGGCTTGATTTTGATCCTGTTCAGAACTGCGACATTAACAAGGAGGATTCTCATGAAGTTGAGACAGCCACTTAGTTCTCCTTCTCAAAAGGTAGATTCTATTATTGCAACTCGTGATTTCTTGCGTAGACTGATGAATCCTAAAGAAGAACCACGTATTCCTAGGGAGGTCAGGAGGGAGGCTCAAGCTTTGTTTAGACATTTTCCCCCTCCTTCAGAATTGAAACCTATCTTGGAACGAGAGTTTAAGGTTGAGATAGTGGCACAAACTGAGTAAAAATACTACAAATTGTATATAAAATGAGAACTGTTATTAAAAATTTTTAATTCTGTGTTAAGAACTATTTACGCTGCTGCCGCTTTTGCAATTATCGGCGCCCCAGCTTCTTTTGCTGGTCCTTATATTAATGCTGAAACCAATGCAAATTGGGCAGACAAGAAATATACAAATGCAACTACAGACGTACACGTAGGATATGCAGGTACTAATGATACTGGTAAGCTTTCTTACTATGTTCAAGGTGGCCCAGCATTCGTAGCTGTTAAGGATGCAGATACTGAAACTCGCATATCTGGCAAAGCAGGTGCAAGTGTTGCTCTTTCTGAAGCTACTGATGTTTATGGTGAAGTTTCCTTCCTTACAGGTGAAGAGAAAGAAGACTTCGCAACAGGTGGAAAACTAGGTATTAAGTACAACTTCTAACTAGCTTTTGACACGAAACCGTTCATACTGTAATGAGTATGGGCGGTTTTTAATGGGTAGAACGATTTGGACTTATTTCCCGACTTATATAGCTAGAGCAGATTTAGATGAAGAGCCGTATTTCGAGGAGATACAACAAGAGTTAAAACAAGCCATAGAAAAAGAGACTCTTGAATATAACGATGGTTGGGGTAAAACACATAAATTGAGTGATCCGACTTTTGGTAATCGTTTATTTTCAAGATTAAAGAAGTTTCCTTCTATTGTGAAGAATGAAATTATTCAATACATGCTAGGAATAGGAGAGGGATTAGGTACTCCTGTAGATGAGGCAGGTAAAGAGCGATTGGTAACACATATGAACATTACTGCTTCATGGGTTACTAAATTAGATAATAATGATTTTGCTCATACACACAATCATTTACCTAGTCATTTTTCAGGTGTTTATTATTATCAATATCCTTCAAATAATGAAACAGGGAAATTTACACTTAATACTCCTGTCTCAGGACATTGGGGACTTCCTTTGCATGGGTGGGTACCATCTTATACCATAGATAATATTAGGACTGGAACATTATTACTATTTCCTTCTTACTTGGAGCATGGGGTTCGCCGTTATCAAGGAGATGAACCTCGTATTAGTGTCTCCTTTAATGCAAGAATGAAAGACGCCTTTGAACATTGTGAATCTATTACAGAATAAATATGCAATTTACTCATAAAGAATTTATTTATGGCAGAAAAATTGACCTAGATCTATGTGATGGGTTGATTGAATATTTTGAAGAATTCCCCATGGGAAGACATGTGATTCCTTATGAAGGTAGAGGTGATTTTATATGTCTCAAAAGACCAGGCCATACGGCTAATGGAGATGAGGGCGATAAACAGGAAGACGGTAAAACATCAACAGACTTGGGAGTGCCATATGTTGTAAAAGACTCAAGGGTTGCCAAGTTTAACAAAGCATTAAACGAGGTCTTGGATGATTACTGTGAAAAATTTCCTAATTGTGAAAAATGTCAACAACCATGGGGTAATGCAGCTTTCGAACAATTTAATATTCAAAAATACAAACCCAAAGAAGGTTTCACTAAATGGCATACAGAGAGAGCTTCCTTGCATCCAAACGTTATATCTAGGCATTTAGTATGGATGACATATTTAAACGACGTAAAAGATGGAGGTGGAACAGAATGGTACCATCAAGATTTTCAAGTGCAAGCGCAAAAAGGATTAACTGTGATATGGCCTTCTGACTGGACTCATGTTCATCGTGGAATCGTCAGTCCTACAGAGACCAAATATATAGCTACTGGTTGGTTCTGTTATTTACCTAGCGAAGAAGAGTGGACTACTCCTGATAGACTCCAAGGTAGAAGAGGATATTTCTATAGTCGTGATTTATTTATTCCTTTCGAATAAATATAATAAACCCTGTAAAACACTAAAGAGCTAGAATAAATTGAGTACCCTATTGGTGTGGGAGTGTCAGAGAGTAGAGCACGAACTACAACAGGCTTTAAACTGCCTAACAAAGAGGCCATAGCTGATTGGGTTGCAGGGGGATTGCAAGACCAAGCACTTAAGATGGCTGGTGCTAATGAAGAAGTCTATGAAATTATCGATTCTCTGGAGACCAATAAAGCCGCCAGCACACTCCAAGCAAACAGCACTTTAGGAGCGACGATATCTGAAGACTCGACGGATTTGAACCAAGCGAATAACAAT